GGCATTTGGTTGCGGAGGACGGATTTGAACCGCCGACCTTCGGGTTATGAGCGTTATGGTCTTTTATAAGTAGCCATTAAGCTACATTTTTTTAAAATCCATTTTATGAAAATATTAAAAAGCACTACATTTGACAAATGGTTACATAAATTAAATAATCCGGTTGTTAAAATTTCTATTTTAAGAAGATTAGATCAAATAGAAACTAAAGATCATTTAGGAGATTATAAATTTATTGATACGGATTTATATGAGCTTAGATTTTTTAATCGTGGTGGAATAAGAATATTTTTTACTTTTAATGGCGATGAAATAATTATATTGTTAAATGCTGGTGATAAAGACAGTCAAAGCGATGATATTAAAAAAGCAAAAGAGATATTAAAGGATTATAAATGAAAGAAGAATTTACAAAATTTAATTTAGAAGATTATTTAACAACCGATGAATTAAGAAAAGAGTATTTAAATCAGGTTTTGTCTGATGGCGATATCGAAGAATTTAAAAGGGCTTTATTTTATATAGCAAAGTCAAAAGGTATTGAGAAAGTTGCAAAAAAAGCAAATTTAAATAGGGAAAGCTTTTATAAGATGTTTAAAGAAAATTCAAAACCTAGATTTGAAAGTATATTTAAGGTTGTAAATGCCCTTGATATTAAGCTTGTTTATGCTTAATATTATTTTAGTCAAATTTAATTCATTTCTATTTTTATATCTTTTTTAATTTTTGTGTTCTTTGTTTGTCTGCTATCTCCCAGTCTTTTCATTTTTATTTTATCGCTTGTTTCTATTATTTCAACTAGGTAATAGTTAAAATCTATTTTCTTTATTATCTTTATATTGCTGCTTGTTGCATTCTTAAAATATCCCTTAAATAATTTTTCTCCCTGATTGTCTTGGTTATAAAATTCTATGCTTATTATTCCTTTTTCTCTTGTATAACTCCATTTTTCGTGTATAAAATTTCCATTTTTTAGATCATATATAAAACCATCATCTTTAATTTCAATTTCCCATTTATTGCCTACACTTGTAAGAAAATTAATAAATTGATTGTTTTCTGTTGTAATTTCCCATTTGCCCATTATATTTACATCTTCGCCAAAATCATAACTTAGTGCATTTGTTAAAAATATAAGTATTAGTAGTAATTTTTTCATTTATCTATCTCTTTTTTTAAAATTCTTGTTTTGATTTCTGCTTTGTAGTATTCTTTTTCTGTATCATTCAATTTATTGAATAATTCTAATATTTCTTTTTCATCTTCTTTTAGTTGTATTCCGTTGTAATATTCGTAAACAGCCTTGTATAATTCAGGATTTCTCTTTTCCCAGTTGTATAGAGTTGTTATGTCTTTTTTAATGATTTTTGCAATATCTTTCTTTTCCATTTTAACATTTCTAATAATTTTATTTATATTTAAGATTTTATTTGCAATAATTCAATTGTTGTTTTAGAATTATTCGAAAATTGTTTGATTATATCTAAATTTTTGAATTTTGCCCTGAATATGGCAATAAACTATTCTGGCTCCGTTTGGACGAAACACCTTTTCGGAGCCAAGTTAAATGGTGTTTCAAAAACAAAAAATAAACTAAAAAAGGTGTTAAAATGGAAATCGTTAAATCTGAATATGATTTAAAGTATATTCTTAGGGGTGGTCTTGTTAGAAGTTCTGCTTCTGGTAAGTTTGAAGGTAATGATTACTCTTCTTCAGTTCGTATTTCTTCATCAAATATCTATGATGTTGTTAATGAAAAGACCGGCTTCACTGATGAAGTTGAGCAAAAAGTTGTTTTTAAAATAATCTGCCCAGATAATAATACCGCTGGACTTGTAGCGGCTGCAATAAAAGAAAAATTTAAAAAAGGCGAAGAAATACCGGTTGAAGGTGGCTTCCCTAACGATCAAAGAATAATTACGATCGCTAATCCAGTTGAATACTTCCTATACGACACAAAGCCTGCAAAAAAATCTGAAAATAAATAAAGGGGTTTATCCCCTTTAACTACTTATTTAAGTCCGTGTTTCCTTAAATAAGTAGTTAAAGGCTACTAAATTTAAACAAAAAGGGTTAGAGATGAAAAAAATTCTTTCTTCTACTAAGGCTAAGGTTTTAGGTGGTGTTGCTGCTGTTAGCACAATGTCAAGTAATGCTCTTGCAGCTGGCATAACAATGGGTGCAGACGGCACAGTAACTGGCGATCTTAATATCACTCCATTTATGGGCGTAGCTGGTGCAGTTATTGTTGTTTTGGCTGCAATTTTTGCTGTTAAAAAAGGTCTTTCTCTTTTAAAATAGCTTGTTCCCCTTTATTGGGGGGCTAATTTTTAAAAAGGTTAAAAGTGTATTTTGATTTTATAGACGTTACGAAATTAGGATTTTTTCTAAATTCTTTCTTTGCTGTTGTAATTGTCTTTTTTGCTTGTGTTACTGCCATTACTTCCGCTTTTAGTCTTTTTAAAAATTAGCACTTAAATTTTAAAGCTTAAAGCAGAGTGCAAAGCAAAGCTTTAAGCTGACAAACGAAGTGCGTCAGTAGTTTTTTGGGGTTTAAATTTATGGATAAAGTTTTTCTTAACTTAACAATAGAGCAATATAACTTCTTGATGTCTACCACTGGGACTTTATGCGGTTTCTTGCTTTGTTTGTTTATTTTCTTAATTCTCTCGAGAATTTAAAAAAGGTGTTTAAAATGTTTAACGTTATTGGTATTCCGGCTTTTGATTACTTCTTTTCTATCTTTATATGGTTTATGGTCTTATCATTACCGATTTGTGCCGCTTTAACTCTTTTAACAAAAAGATTTTTTTAAGGCTTTGTAATGAAATTTCTAATTAGATCTTTCATTTTCTTATCTCTTTTTTGCTCTCTTGCTTTTTCTAAAAATTGCGCTAGTGGCTTATGTTCGGTTATTCGTGATAAAGACTTTGGTAAATCTTTTAAGCCCGTCGATGGCAAATTTTTAAAAGGTAATAATTATTTAGGCATTAGACGGCCGGAATGGGGTTATTATATTATCTATTCTTTTACAATTAGCGAAGAAGCTTATTATTTTTTAGGCTCAAAAACTCCTGGTTTTTATACTGGGTTTGGCTATGACTATGTTTATATAGGTGGCAAGCCTAGAACTGGCCATTTTGTTGAGCGTGGTGGTGGTGGTATTTTTGATTATTTTTATGTTTCTGATAATCCTGATCATCCAGTTTTTACTTATTATGATTTTATTTATTTTAATTCAAAGGAAGTTGCTTCATGTTCCTTAAATCAAGAATTTAACACCGACACTATGCAGTGCGTTGATGCTTGCCCGGCTGGTCAATTATGGAATGTTGAAACTAATGCTTGTGTTGTTGATTGTACCGATGAAGATAATCATAAATTTCTTACTTCTGATTATACTTGTATAGATTGCTCTAGTGCTTTAACAATAGATGATATTGCAAGGTGTTATTGTTCTGGTCTTGCCTCTTCTTATAATCCTGGTTATGCTTGGGATCCTGAAAAACCTAATATTATTCGAGCACGTTGCAAAAATGGAACAGAAATTGTCTTTAAATTTGATAGAAGTAAAGAAGATCAAAATAAAGACAAAGACAAAGACAAGGAAGACCCAAATAAGGATAAAGACAAGGAAGACCCAAATAAAGACAAAGACAATAACAGTTCTACACCTGGTAATGGAAACAATAGCGGTTCTAGCGGTGGCAATAATGGCGGTACTGGTGGCAATAATGGTGGTTCTGGCGGTGGTTCAACTGGCGGAAATAACGGCGGATCGAGTGGTGGAAATGGTAGCGGTTCATCTGGTGGCACTGGTGGCGGCACTGGTGGCGGCTCAGGTGGTGGACAAGGAAACAATGGCAATTCTGAAAACGCTGCACCTGGCAATATAGATTATGGCGAGCTTGAAGAAAGAACCGCTGATCTCGCAAATACTTATAAGGAAAATATTAATAATCTTTTTGAGCCTATTGATGGTATTAAAAAAAGCTTAAATGATACTATCTCAAAAATCAAAGATGGCAATCTAATGAGCTTAAAAAAAGGCGGTATTCCTAACACTTGCCCTTTAAATTTTGATATAGATATGGTTTTTTTCAGTAAAAAAGTTGTCTTTGATTTTTGTAGTATTCTTTCGCCTATTGCTTCTTCTCTTTATGTCTTTTTCTTTGTAGCTTTCTTTTTGTTGTTTTTATTTTTAATAGCCAAGCTATTTATTTTTACTTTTATGGGGTGGTAAGATATGCAAGCAATTATAGCTACTATTGTTTTATTCTTTCGCTTTTTTAAATGGGAAAATGCTATTAATTTTGTTTTTAAAGCAATTACATTTTCTAAAATGGTTGTTATTAACGTAATTCTAGGTGCTCTTGTTTTATCTTATGCTGCTGCTGTTATTTATATTATTAATTTCATCTATTCTAAGATTAACTATATTATTGATTATGTTAATAATCTCTCTGTTGGTAGTGATAGGATTGTTACGACCGCTTTTTCTATTTTAAAATCTCTTGGTGCCTGGAATGCCTTTTGTGATGTGTTTTCTATATTTTCGCCTATTTTGCTTTCATTTTTTGTAATTTATGCGACAAAGATCGGCATTACTATTTTTAGATTTATTCGCGAAACTTTAGTTACATTTATTTTGGCAAAGCTTTAAAACATGATTACTTATTTAGTTGGCAATCCTGGAAGTGGTAAAACATATTACGCAGTATATATGATTTACCAGACCTTTTTATTTGAGCCAAAGAAAACATTTTTATCTAAATATGTAAAACCCAAAGAAAAGCCTAATTATTCATTTTGCTACACAAATATAAATGAGTTCAAGTTTGAATTATCAGATAAATTTAAGAAGTTCGATTTTGATGAGTTCTATTTAGGCTTAAGAAATTTATACGCTTTATATAAGACTGGTGCCAGCGATAACGAAGTTAATGATAAAGCCAAAGAGTTAAATTTATATGGTTGCGTATTTGTTCTTGATGAGTGCCATAACTTCTTTAAAGATAAAAAAGACGAAATTTTAGTTTGGTGGCTTACATATCATCGCCATTTATATCAGGATATCTATTTAATTACCCAAGATTTAACTCTAGTTAATAATGAATATAAACGTATAGCAGAAAAATTTTATAAAGCTGCCGATAGTGCAAAAAGATTATTTTCAAAGAAATTTCGTTATGAAGTCTTTGCTTCTTTTAGATTATATAAAAAAGATAGGCTTGAAGTTATTAATATTCCATATCTTGATGAAGTATTTAATTTATATCACTCCGGACAAAGTTCAAATAAGAAATCATTTGTAAGATTTTATTTTTTACTAGCTATTTTTGTTTTTATATTTCTTTTAATTTATTTTTATTTTGTTGTTATGTCTATTTTTAAGCCTGACACCCCAGCTGAAAACAATTTATCAAATCAAGATAAAACTTCTCTTTCTAATTCTCAAAAAAATAGTATTTCAGATTTTCCAGATATATTCAAAGACACTTCTAAACAAAAAAATAAAACCAGCTCTGATGTGCCAGAAATTCATATATATAACATTACTTGCGTTAATTCATCTTGCCATTTTGACGACGACTATCATTTATATCCATTATCATTAATCAGTTACATATCTTCAATGTATACGCCATTATATTTTTATTATGAGCCAAAATCTCACGAGCTTGTCAAGTATTACTATGTATTTGACAAGCCAGTTTTTCAAAATTTAATTTCAAAAAATAACAAAGGTGTTTCCGATGAAAAGTTTAATCAAGTTCCTAGTTCTTCCACTTCTGTTTTTAAATAGTTTGTCTGCTGCTGAAATTTACACCGATCTTTTAGATTTCGCACGGCTTACCAGTAGAGCAAATAATATAGCCATTGTAACTGATGAAAGCATACACCAGGGCGAATATTATTTTATCTATGAAGATGAAGTTAAGATCACGATTGCAATGTTTAGAAAAATGCTTGAAGCAAAGAATTTATATCTTTATAAAAAGGATAATTTCTATTACGTAAGCTCTCAAAAATTGCCTGATTATGATCTTAGGCGTATCGAGCTAAAGAATTATGTTTACGATGATGTAAATAAAATTCTTAGCCAGTTTGATTTAAATGCTACTTACTCAACGTCTTCTAATTCGGTTTTCTTTAGGGCTGATGACTATATATTTGATCAGATTAAAGAAGCCATTGCGAAAATTGATAAGAGCCTGGAGCAAGTAACTTTTAAGCTGACTATCACTGAAACAAATTTAAAAGACATTAAAGATTTAGGCACAAATTTAAAAGGCTTGCTTAAGCCACTTAATCACGGCGATTTAGCTTATTATATTAATCTGATTACTTCCCCTTATATTTCTAATTCAAATATTATTAAAAATGATGATCGTGCCTTTTTTGGCATATTAAATTTTCTTGATACGAATGGCATTACAAAAATTATCTCTTCGCCAGTATTGACGGCAAAAAATCACACTGAAGTTTATTTTAGTTCCGTTCAAAATATCCCTTATTTGGTTTCAAAAACTGATATATCAAACGCAAATTATCAAAAGACCGATAGTTATGAATATAAAGACATTGGTCTAAAAATAAATTTAAAACCTATCATTTTATCAGATCACATTGATTTTGACTTACACTTAATACTTGAAGATATTCTTTCTCAAAGTACATCATTAACGCCCATTGTTTCAAAAAAAGAGCTTAAAAGCTCATATTCTTTAAAACGTGGCGACGTTCTTGTGCTTAGTGGTATCAATAAGACAACCACTTCTAAGCTAAGAAATGGCGTTCCTATCCTTAAAGATATATGGCTTTTAAAGTATCTTTTTTCAGTCGAGCAAGACAGCGAGATAAATTCTGTTCTAACGCTCACAATTCAAATTATTTAATTGTTTTAGGGGTGTAGGGGATTTCCCCTACAAAAGGCGAGAAATAAAGCCTATTGGCACGTTTTGCTTAATCGAGCCGTGCAGCTAATATGCTTTTTGGGCTTAAAACACCCCTTTCGCCTATATGTGTTTTGGCGTAGCCAAAAAAGGCTGCCTTTGGGCGGACGAAGTCCGCCACAAAGGCAGCCCTTGTCAAATTAATAAAAAACTCTTACGTTTAAGGAAGCGATTATGCGAGCGAGAAATTTATATGGTGTTTCTCCCCTTGACGTTGAGCTTTGCCAAGCAAAGCTTGATAGTCAAAGGGAATATATGCGCTCTTTCTCTTTTGTTAATGTTAATGGCCATGTTAGAAATTTGCTAGATATTTCAATGTCGGCTAACTTTAGCGATAAATATTACGCTGAAGTGTCTAATCGTGTAAATGTGTTTAGCTCTTTTGCGATCGATTATTTTCAAGTCCCAGTATTTTTAACCATCACTCTTAACGGCTGCTTTAGGGGCGCATTAAATGGCGATTATTCTAAATTTATGCCGATTGATTATAGATATTTGCCTGATGAAGTTAAGTATAAGGCTAAAAATTCAGCTCCTTTAAGTATTTCTGATTTAGTAGCCGTTCTTAATCATCAATGGAATTTATTTGTTATGCGATATTCAAGAAAATTTAAAAATATCGATAGAAGCTATATAAGGTGCTTTGAGCCACACAAAAAAGACGGCGTGCCACACATTCACGCTTTATTTTACGTCCCAGCTCACACAATAGGCTTTATGAAAAGAATTTATACTGATATTTTTTATGCTCCGCAAAACCTAAAAACAAATGCTATCACAAGCGAGCAAGAGAAAAATGGCGAATTAAACGGCTTTCAAACCAGTATCAATAATCCTAGTGGCTATGTTATGAAGTATATTCAAAAGACTTTCATCAACCTAAAAGAAACGCAAGATTTTGATGAGCTTTCGGCCTGGTATGTAAAGCACAAAGTAAGAAGATTTATAAGCTCACGCACTAAAGTGCCGTTATGGGTGTATAGGAAGATTAATTTTATTAGCACGATGCAAGACTTTTATCACTTAAACGATTTAACAAACGATCATAGAGCAATACTTGAGTGGAATAAAAAAGATGATTACATATATATAAATTTGCCTTTCAATAAAGAAGAGATTATTTATTTAAATGGCAGATTGGAGCATTATATAAGTGGTAGGCTTATGAATTTTTACGATAGATTGAAAATTGATGGCCAAAAAGATGAAAACGCACAAGATGAAATAAAGAGCTTTGGCAATTCTTTAAAACAAAAGCAAATTTTAAAGCTTTGCGATGAGCTTTTTAAAAGCGATGAAAAGCCTAAACCAGTAAGCAGAATGAAAGATTACGAATTAGTTAATTATTATCAAAGCTTGGGTGGCGATGTAAATGCCCAGCATTTAGCCTATGTTGAAAATTTAATGCTTGATAGAAATTTAGATAATTTCACACACTATCATGAAAAGCACGATCTAAATGCCCCTGATATTGATAGCTTTGTAGATAGATTTTTGATTTGTAATGAGTTTTAAAAATGTGTTTAAATGAGCTTTTTAATAATTACATTAGCTTTTATGAGCTTATTTTAAGTCCAACCACTTTAAGAAGTGATATAGCTACTTATAACAAGCATTTTAAAAACTCACTTGGCTTAAGAGAAATAGAAGATATAAATTTTATCGATATACAAAAGTTTTGCAATGATCTTATAAAGCAAGATTACAAGATAAAGACTATTAAGAATATTATTGCAAAGCTAAAGGTTATTTTCAAGCTAGGTATAAAGCTGGAGTTAATAAATAAAAATCCTTGCGATTTTATTGAGCTGCCAAAGTTTGATAATAAAAGGTATTTTGATTACTCGATCACTATTCAAAAACGTTTTATTAAGGCTATTTGTGAAAATACCGAGCCAAGCTCTGATATATTCTTTTTTCTACTTCATGGCAGACGAAAGAATGAAGTATTAAGCTTAAAATTTAGCGATATAAATTTTAAGACCAGGACTTATATTATCCCCTTTAAAATCAATAAGGCCAAAAGAAATATGATTTATAAAATGAGCGATGAGCTTTTTAATCGTCTTTATAAAAGATTTTTGATAGCTAAGAAAGAAAATAAGCTAAACGATTATGTCTTTATTAATCCTATGACTAACGATAAATTTAAAGATTTGCGTAAAAGCTGGGCTTCACTTCTTAAAAAGAATAACTTACCTAAAATTAGGCTTCACGATATAAGGCATTTAATCGGCACATATTCAATTAATTATTTAAAAATTCCGATCGAGCAAGTATCATTTACATTGGGTCATACAAACATCACTACAACACAAAAATATATTACTGCAAACGTTAAAAAATCAAAAGAAACTATCGAAAATTTACTAAAATCAATTTCAGAATAATTTAAGCATTTTAAAAAGTGTTTCAAATATCGATGAAATGGGCATTTGGTTGCGGAGGACGGATTTGAACCGCCGACCTTCGGGTTATGAGC